GATAAACTCACAAAACTAAATGTAATTTGATGTTACGAGGAATGCATAAATTTAAACGGGCATTCCTCGGTTCCGCATCCACCTATATTATCTATGACTTCTTCTTGGATCAGCATACCCTCCAGTATGTTTTTGATACGATTTACCTCCACCAGCAACTTGGCCGGGTCGTTGTTCACCTCTACCAATGATCGTCCTTCTAGATTCGCCAACACGCGGGGTTTCGTCAACAAATTGTCGGTTGCCCGTGTTATTTTTGTGATTGCGGCTCGAATGCAAATCACGTGCGCCTCTAGGTCCTTGTTTACGATGGGGTCCAGGTCGATTCCTGGTCGTTCCGCCTGGATTTCGAAGAGTAACTCCTCCATCTTCAACGGGAACTGCTCCAACAACTCTTTCAACGTATGCATCTTTGATTTTATTAACTAAACGTTCGTCCACGCAGCCGCTCACGGGCTGACCATCCTCATCCATTGTATTCTCATATGGCGTTGGTTCATGATCCCGCATTAACGTTAAAGCTGCCCAAGGATCCGTTGCTTGATCGAGTTTACTGGATAATGTTCTTAAAGTTTCTTCATTATAACCAGTTCTAGCGGACATAACTCGATACATCAAGTCAACATCTTCTTCATCTTGTGGCCAACTACCACCTATGGTTAACCAGTACGGTTTATCACGCGTACTACTATTCCTCAACATTCTAACAATCGCAGGCTCACTACCGGGTGTATAAAATCTACTAATCATATTGCAATAATTACTAATAACAGGTGTTAAACCATCAGTCACCTGATAACCTTCAACTCTATCCAATGCTGCAGTCGACAATTTGATACCAGGATGTCTTCTGGTCAAATGAATTTTCCGTATTGTTCGCATTGGATCTTGAAACGTAGTGAGGGTATTCAAAGGGTCAGGATAAACCCTAGCAAGGAAAACTATTCCTCTCTCAGCAGAAAATTTCTCAATTTTTAATTTCATTCCAAGATCAATAGCAACACGGTTAAAACGACTTTGATAAACAGCATCAAACAGACTATCATCACCAAATGCCAAACCCATTGTTTTGTAAGCATCCGACAATGGCAATTCAGGATATGTTAAACGTATAGAACAATACATCATAAAACCAGTTAGTACGGTGTTAAGATCACAAGTGGTGGGTGAACCACTTTTAACTCCTTCACCAGCATCATAACGAAAACCAAAAACTTTCGAACGAGCGGGACAACTAACTAACATATCAGTATAACCTTTCAACTCTTCAAGGCAATACTTGCCAAAATAACGATGATACACAGCATTCATAACATTCCTTTGCAACCAAGCTGAAACTGTACCGTCAAAATTGCTAAAATCACCCTCCATGGGTTCCTCAATAGCTTGACAGTAATCCATCACCTTACCAGCGATTTCTCTAGGTGTCAATCCAGGTATAAACCAATGACGATTACACTCGTCATGCAACACCTCATCACGAAATTTTAACGTAAATTTCGAAAAGTTAACCAAAAACCTAACATCGGCGAAAGAGGAAATGATTCTTCCATTCTTCATACACGGTTCATTCTTAACAAAGCATTCAATTAAACGTTTCGGTTCCATATCAATGGTCTCAAATATCTGCTTCACTGCTAACATTTGTTTAGGCTTATTCAACTGCATGATAGCGTCTTCGATGGAGTACGGCACACCAGCGCCGACCTCGGGTACCACCAATCGAACAAATTCATGAGCAAAAACGGCGTATTTCCCATTTGGTACCTTATTGTTAGTCTGAAAAACAATTCGGTTTTCTATCGCACAGGACGTCGTCATAGCCTGACCAAGCAATGGTTCCCTAGCTTCGTCACTAAACAATGGACTACTAATGGATCTTGCATGCGTCTGTTCACTTCCATCCCCCTCCAATGCCTCTGGCCAATGGACTTTTGGGCGATACGGCCTCCCCAATCTACTCGGTTGTTCGTCATAACATCTACGACCAGTATAATATTGTCCAAGCAAAGCAGTAAAAGCGGGGTTAGTATATTTAAAACCAACACACCTTGACGAAACAGATTGCACACTCGATAAACCCATCAGAATATCAAAATGATCCTTAGGTAAGTGTATGGACGCATCTTCACCAGCGCGACCCAAACTTATCCTCAATCCATCATCGCCATGACTTACTATAGTGTTCCAACCCGATTTATTAGGATCGGAATAAATCACTCTCTTCAATTGACGCGCATGCATATCAGTTCTAATCCAATTAACACGCCAACAACTATACTGGGGTAAACACCAAACCAACAAACGATTCGGGCATGCCCGCCAGGGCCTTGAAAAATGTACTTTATGGTAAACCACTCGATTAATTCCCACAATTGAAAGCAAAAATTGGAACAGGGTTTTAACAACAGTTTTTGTCTCCAAAAACTCGCCATAGGCGCACCAATCCCAAACACCATGCTTCCAAGAACCACCACCACCAACCTCGTATATAACTTCATCATTTACGATTCGGAAAACAGAGTCACCATCCATACCAGAAACATCTATAGGGTTAAATGTATGGAAAACAGCGGGGAGTTCATAACGCAATAAACTAGACAAGTCATCAACATAATAATCGACATCTATACCAACAACAACGCTTTTATCTTGTGGATCATCATTTTTCACGTCCAAGTGTAAATCACCAAC